ATACAAGGTTATTATAGTTTGAAACATTTAATATCATTTACAAAATGTACTAATTTATGTCAATCATTAGAAGTTTATGTAAATAATAATTATCCTTTAATTATTATCTATGATATTGGTAATATGGGGAAACTAACTTTATGTTTATCTCCTAAACAATTGAATAATAATTAATTTAAATCTTCATATGTAACAAAATATATAATATTTTATATTTTATATGACTCGGATAAGAAATTTTTTCCATTTTGATGAAATTCATAAAAAACAAAATATTAATATTTATAATCAAATTTTTGGTTTACTACTTTATATAATTATTTTTGTAATGATGATTCCAATTATTTTATATAAATATAGAAAATATACTTTATTAGAAGTATATTTACCAAATATAGATCTAATTGCTAATTTATTTAGTTTTCATGAAGGACCATTTAATATTTGGAAAGAATTATATGTAGGATCACCAACAAGTACATTTGCACTAATGTCTCAAATAATTATAAATTATATTGCTTTAGTTGGTTTATCTTATTTATTTATAAGAGAAACTAAAATCACTAAAAGTATTTATAGAGGGTGGAGTTTAGCAATTATTATGATACTAATAACATATTTATTACCTAGTCAACTGATTTCATATATTATGGAAATATTCGAAAGATTTATAAGTAAGTTTAATAGCAGTATATTTTGCTACCAGTGTATAAAAATATATACATTTATAATTGGATTATTAATAACCATTTGTGTTATATTATTTGAAAAATTTTTAATTTTTTATTATAGAGACAATGTTATTAATATTTCAAAATTAATAATTAAAATTCCTAAATTATTTTGAGTGTTTTACAAATCTGGCTTCTTCAAAATTAATATCATTCAATTTTTCTTTCAAATAATTTATATTAAATATATTGATATCCGTTTCAATTTTTGAAAACCAAATTTTAATAATACAATTATTAATTTTAGGACTTAATGATACACCATTAATATATTTATGATCCTCTTGATTTTTTAAACAATTATTTGAGATAAGAATTGTACATAAATTGAACCATAAAGTATTAATATTTTTTTTTAAAACTTTAAATGACCAATAACCACCATCACAATTTTCTTCATTTTCCCACATGGGTGGAATATCTTCTTTCATAAAGAAAAACATTCCTGCAGAAAAATTATTTATTTCTCTGAATAGTTTTATAAAATACTCGATTGAATTTATCTTATAAATTTTATTATAACCATTTAGAGTATAATCGTGATCATTGATTTTATGAAACCATAATGACCAATTATTCTCTAATATATGTAAAGATTCCATTATTTATATTAAATATATTTAATTTTTAAACACTTTTATTTGATAAACACATAAATAACATTTTAATACAATGTTTTTGTGTTTCTATAATCGCTTCATCATTAAGATCCATTTCTACAAAACTTTTAATATACAATGGTAGTGTATCACTAATTATTTGTTTAACTTCTTTTATTAATTGTTCTGTTTTTTCATCAATATTCATCAAGTTGACAGTTAAATCTTCTATGATATTTAATAATACTTGAATTATTATTTTATTTTTCTCTTCATCGGCAATACTATATTTATTAATAAATACTAAAATTTCTTGCGATATATCATAAATATTACTTATAATATTATAAATATTAATATTATCTCGTTTCAATTTATCATTTATGAAATCCAAAGTATTATTAAAAATTAAATTCTTATTAGTTAATTTAGTTTTTTTAACTTTATTAGTTATACTTATAGTAAATCTTGCAACAATTAATCTATTAATAATAATCTTGTAATTTTTAGGCACGCCTTCATTCGTTTTTAAAATATTGTTAAGTTCATTTGTAATTTCAAATCGTGTCATTTCTAATTTAATACCTTCATTTATCAAATAATTTATTAATAAAGGTAACTCTTTATTTAAATCATCAAATTCTTTCACTTTTTCTTCATATATTATATTTAATTGTCCAACAATAGGTAGAATTTCTTCCATTTATAATATATAATGAAAGAAATTTTAAATGAATTTATTTATGGAAGCATAGATGATTAATTACTACTTTTGCTATTATATCCAGTTCGACTGGTGCTAAAGTTCCTAGAATTTATATGATTATCATATGTTGTGCTAGTATATTAGCAGATGGATATTCAATGGGTATATCTAGATATTTGAGTTATTCTGCAGAATCTAAAATTAATATTACTAAAATTAATGTTACTAAAATTAATGTTACTAAAAATCATATCTTATCCGGTATATTCACATTCATATCATTTGTATGTGTTGGAATATTACCCTTAATTCCATTTTTATTGTTAACTGATAATAGATTTGAATCATCTGTTATATTGACAATGAGTTTGTTTGTTATAATTGGTTATATTAAAGCGAAGTTCTTGAATACCAGTATGTTTAAATCAATATTTGAAACGTTCTGTTTGGGTGCTTCTGCATCATTAATTAGTTATTATATAGGATATAATTTAAAAAACAAAATTAATATTTAGTTATTTGTTTCTTAATACGAATAGATATTCATCTGCTGCATCAAATTTATCTTTATAATTAATTTCTTTAACTATTTTGAAATATTTTTTTAAAATATCTTTAATATCGTTTGGAATATACATAATATGTTTGTTATAACAAATTAATTTATTATTGTCATAAAAGTATTCATGGTAATATGTTTCATTTTTATAATTCTCCCATCTACCTTGATATTTTATTAATCCATTTTTATATTTCATATATCTATTATCTAAAGTTAGAACTTCTAGGTTATTTTTATCTATGTAAGATAATATGAAATAACCACTTAGTATTTTAGATATGTCGTTCAATATTGATTCAATGTCTTTAACATAATATAAACCACAGTAATAAGATGTAATAATATCAAATTTATTTTTTATTAAATTTAAGTTACGATAATCAAATTGAATAAATTTTTTATGATAATTTGATTTATTTTTAAAAGCTTGGTGTAACATATGTTTTGATTTATCTAATCCTATATATTCTATATTAAGATTGACTCTTTTTGTAAAATGTTTAGATGTACCACATGCAATGTCTAACCATTTATATGTCTCATGATTGATATACTTCTTCATTATATTTAAGACTATTTGAGTTTCATAATCATATCGTTTTTTTTCATAATATATATCATCATATAGTTTAGAATATAATTGATCATATGTTGTATTAGATTTTCTAATATTATCTGAAAAAGGATAGTTATAATTAAAAGTTTTATGCACTAATGTATTATGATTAATTATGAATAGAAATATTATTACTACTAATAATATTATTTTCATATTATCTAAATTTAGAATAATTTTAATAATAATACTAAAGAGAATTAACTAAGATTAATTTAAGATAATTAATCAAGAAAAAAAGATTTATTTGAGATGTCTAAGATATCTTAAATATTTTACTAAAAAATAATAATTTTTTCAATATATCTATTATAAATGAATGATAAACAAATAATTGTATTTTTTACAAGTATTTTATTTCTAAATATATTTATTAAATTACTAAAAAAAGTTATTAAACAACCTAGACCTATAAAGACTAATACATATGGAATGCCATCTTCTAAAAGTACTATTACTACTTTCATTTTTATATATCTAATTAGTATTCATAATTATAGTATTCAAACAATTACTATATTGGCAATATTAGTAATAATAACTATATTAATGAAATATTTGTATAAAGAACATAGTTTATTACAATTGTTTATAGGTTCATTAATTGGTTCAATATTTGCTAAAATTATTGTATTCTTAACTTAATTTATCTATTAAAAATTAATATTATAGCAATTATTCCAAAAAATAAATAGTACATAAATTGATATTTATTACTTCTAATATTCAAATATTTTAAAAATAAATCGGATAATCCGAACGTACTTAAATATATTAATATCATAATAACTTCATCATAAAGTTCCATTTATACTCTAATAATTATATAAATCTTATATAATTATTATTAAAATTATAGAATTTTAATAATTAATAATTAATTATTATTAATTATTAAAATTCTATAATTCAAAAATGATGTGTTTTTGTCTTTAACATTATTTTTACACTATTTAACATTACTCAACTTAATTAGAGTATGCGAGACCACCCATACCGCTCATAATACGGAGAACGTTGTAGTTAGTGGCGTAGACACGGAGTTTGCCAGATTTACCGCTGGTGACATTATTGCTGGCAACATCCATACCAACCGCCTTCGGGGTAAGCTGGAGTTGAAGAGTAGCGTTGTCAATACGGCTCATATTGCAAGTACCAGACGGCTGGTGTTCTTCGGGGCGAAGAGCAAACGAGTACACGTTAATGCCCGTAGCAGGAACATTGGTGTGGTGCTGGTACGGCTGAACCAGATTGAAGTACGAACCAAGGCGTTCCTGGAAGCGATCGTGCCCATTGAGCTGAAGTTTGGCACGCATGGTCGGATTACGACCGGCACGGAGAGGACCAAGACCAGCATGGTCGGCACCCTGCGCAGCATCAGTGAGAGCACCAAAGTTAGTCGGTGCAGTGTCACCAGCAGCACCCGGACCGAAATCATCAGGCATCGACAAAGGACGAACCATAGAAGAATTCCAATTGGCCTCGGTCGTTAGACTGGCTCCTCCCGTCGCTAATCCCGTCGCAGCACCACCGAGTTGTGTGGAGTGTGGTTCGGCGGCCTGGTGGGCATCGTCCTGAACATTGTATACGCTCGGGAACGACATACTAGACCAACCAGATTCTACGTTAGTGTAAAGAAGCTGTGCAGCACTTGGTGTCGAATTGGACCAAGAAGCATCAAGGTCAAAATCGTCAGTGTAATTGTTCCATTGGTTGGTTTGAGATGTGAAACCTCCAATAGTTCTAGGAGCAACAACATCGTCACGCTGAACAACCCAAATCAATTCTTTGCAAGGGTGGTTAAAATTGAGCTTAACTTTAACATTGGTGCTAGTTACGGATTCGTCTCCTGTGAACTGTAACTGTTCAATCAAGTATTCGTGAGAAACCTGAGCAAAACGACGACGTTCATCAGTATCTAAGTAAATGTAATCAACGAAGAGAGTTGCTTGTTCTAGAGAAGGAATGCATACGGTGCAATTGCTACCAGTTGCAGAGCATTCTAAAACGTGAGAAGAACTTACAAAAGTCTCTTCTTTCTGACGGAACTCGAGATTAATCTTGACTTCGTGGTACTGAAGAGCAATTAAAGGAAGTGCAAGACCAGGATTACGGCAGAACCAGAACTGAAGTGGAACGTATAGGGTGGTTGCTTCAGTGCTATCGTGTCCAGTGCCCGTAAGAGCAACGGTATTTCCTACCATATTATCATAACCAGACTGTTTACCTGGTTCCTGAGTTAATTCATTCCAGATATTGAGCCAATCGCCATAATGACGATCAATGCGTTGACCACCAATTTCTACTTCAACTGAACGAATCAATACATGACCGATGTAGTTAGACCAGCGGAAACAGTAAGAGCACGAGGTGCCCGCCGGTGTGCCGCCGCTGCCGCTGCCAGTGCAAGTTACTGCGGGTAAAGTTACCTGTAAGTAAACTCTGTGAATCAAATCACCATTGCGAGAAATAGTGCAGGTCACTTTGCGACCAAAATCGGCCTGACCATTAAAAGTTTGTTCGATGGCTTCCATCGAGAAGTTAGTATGGCGTCTGTAGACAACCTTAAAAAAAGTAATTTGTGGATTTCCAGTAAGATAGATATCCTGAGCTCCATAGGCTACTAATTGCATAAGACCTCCTCCCATTATTATATAGTATACTAAGAAAAAAATTTTTCAGAAATTATTTAATTAAATAATTAATAATTAATAATTAAATAATTAAATAATTAAAGTTTACTAATTAAAATCTTAAAAGTTATATAAGTAAAACAACGCTTTATTAATTACTATATTTAAACAATATGATAGTAAATAATACATAAGATTTTATAATTTATTTTTTTTTTTGGGGAATCGCTTAGCGCTGTCCCCGTTTTTTATTTTTTTTTTCTTGGTTTTTAGTACAATGCCTCT